TTCTTAGCACCCTTAACTACAGCTTCAAAAAACGGATTGTCTTTTGTAGTAGATTTTTTTCTACGTGTAGTTGTTTTCTTTTTTGCTCTTGGCATAATCACCTCTTTTATTATATTTTCTGGAACAATCATTAATTGAACATAGCATTTATATATGAGCCAGTATTCATATTCTGTACTGAACCTGATGTTTGAAACATTTTTTGCATCTTAAAATACTGTTTCTTCATCTGATTAATAACCCTTGTAATATGTTGAGTATTAGAACCTGTTCGTTCTCTAATCAAAATATACAAAGCTTTCTTATTAAAGTTTTCTATGTTATGTCTGTGCTTAAATAAATAAATTACAGAATCAGCAACATTTAAATCTTTCTTACGTTTAAATAATTCCATAAGATTGTTGTCCCAATAATCTAACATCTCTTCAAAGAATACTTCATAGTAATCTTTTACTTCATCACCCTTAACTTCACTTAGGACATTTCTTTTAAAATCCAAAACATCTAATTGGTCTTGACTTTTCATCTTCTTATAATTATTGTTGTTATGCAAAATTAAATAATTTTTTGCAACAATA